CCCACCGCATACCTCAAGTATACGATTGATTGTGGGGACGTCAAGTGCATCTTCTAGTGCATCTCTATCTGCTACCAAATCTGGTAGTTGTTTTTCAAGTGCTACTGCAACCGCATCAATTAACACATTAAGTGTTTGATCTTCTGTAGTTGAATCGCTTGCTGCCTGTAATACGAGCATAAATTTTCTTAGCTCTTTAATGCTTAATGGCTTCAACTTAACTGTTGAGCCATTCTGAAGCGTTAGTTCTTCTACGCTATATACTGTTGTTGCCAATTTAATCCTCCTAGGATCTAGTCTTAATTATTATAACATATACAGATTATCAGCACAAATGAAAAAGCCCCCAAAAAGGGGGCTTTTCCTATTTAATTATTTAAGCTAGAACTCGGTCAATAATCTTACCGTATTCTGAGCCGCTATAGTTAGCGTCTGGAAGAAGACGGAATGTTACTGGGAAAGTTGTTGCTGCGTTACGTGCAAGTGAGAATTGTGACTGTTGTACTGACAAAACACGACGTGCATAATATACACGCTCTGTTGTTGCGTCTGCTTCTCCTGTTGCTGTAGTTGCTACTGTTGGTGCTTGACCAATTGCAAATAGTTGACGTTCTGTTGGGGCAATACCAAGTGATCCTGCCTCAAGTCCCAATGTAAGGGTCTTGTCGTCTGCTCCAGTTGCACCCTTTGTTGGGTAATCATCTGTTGCAGCACCTGCTGCTCCTTGCTTGGTTAGTGTTGCTCCTCCTTGACCGAATACTACTAGAACGTTTTCTAGTGTACCTTCGGACATTTCAGTTGCAATCATAACCTCCATAGCAGACTTGAAAAGCTTTGCTGTATCTAGAAGCTGATCTACTGTTACTGAATCGTAAGTTGGATTGTAAGTGATCTGAAGACCATTGTTTGTAAATCCTACGTTACGAACATCTGCAGATGCGTCTAGGGCTGCTGCTGCTCTTGTTCTTGCTGCAAAAGTAATTCCACCAGTTGCTCTGTCTAAAAGGTTTTCCTTATATCCAGTTACTGTTGAATCGCTTGTTGAAATGTAGAGCGGTGAAGCTCCTACAAGAATATTTTTGGCTGAGTTAAATGCCATTATTTCGTACCTCCTGTTTTCAAAATATATATATATAATTGTAAATCATTAAATCTTGGCTGGCTAGGCCTTTCCTCTATGTACAATAATAGAGTATAATTCGCCCAAAGGCAAATTACAGGAATCGGCCAGCTGTGTCTATATGCCTTGCGTATTTGACCTCAAGGATCACATCTGCGGACAGGAACCCTGCCAACTCCTCTGATGGGGCAGTTGGAGAAATGTCGGCCACGAATATGCTAAAGAATTTAAACTTTTTAGATATGCCAGAGTAGGCATTTGCATCCCTAGCAGACTCATCCATTCTTCTAAATAGGTCGGTCATCAAGTTTCTGATCTCATTGATTTCTGAAACATCTGTTGAGTATATAGTAAATAGAATTTGCTCACAGCATATAGCCCAGTTTTCTTCATAGGATAAACCTATCTTGTCATAGACTATGTGCTTCTTTCCGCTCAAGAATTGATTTAATTCTGGAGATTGCTGTACAGGAATAATTGGGATAATCTCTTCCCCTATATTATCTGAATAGTAATCAGTTTGTTCAAAAATGTTATTTGATTTCAACTGGCTCCATAGGAACTTTCTTAAATCAATCATTACGTCTGCTTTATAATCTGTCATGATGCCCCTCCAAATGCTAATTCTAATGCTGAGTCCGCCTGCATTTTTAATGTATTAGGACTAAATGAATATTTAACCTTTCTTACATCGCCTGGAACCCTCATTGCTTTAGTTAATGATGAGTTAAATATTTGCTGAAATCCAGATTTTTTAATTGATGAATTTACTAAATTGCCTGTGAAGAATTGTGCATAGGCTATTCGGAATCTTCCCGTTGCCTTGCCTCCTCCTGGCCTTGTAACGGTCACAGAGGCGCCTTTAGGCATGTACACTACGCCAGTACTAGTTTCAAATACTAAGCGCTCTGCGAACCTAGGGCGGATTACTAGAGGCATTCCAGCTTCCATCACAGAAGCTTTGCTAATAAATACGTGTTTTCTACTTCCAAATTCATTAGGCACTGCTGATTTAGATGGCAAGAAGCTAGAAGAAATTTTAAATGAAAGGCCATCTGTTGATAAGACACTTAACTTAAATAGCCTAGATCCCTTATTTCCAACCTTGTTCCATTCATATACATGGTGTAATGATTTAGGATTTATTCTTGACTGAGAGTCTACATATAGTCCAAAATCTTGATCTATTTGTTTAAATATAACAGACTGGAATTTCTTTTCAAATGCCTTGCTTGTTGTTAGTTTAGACACAACTTGAGCATGATAATATACTGCAGCAGATATTTGTGCCACTGTGCTGTCTTTTAAAATAGTCCCGCTAGTGCCAGACATACCCTTTTGTAGACCGCTGGCTGCCGTAACTAATAGTGTACTATTGTCCAATTGTCTGGTTTTCCGATCTCTTGACAGTAGAGTTATATCCCACTATTCCGCCAAACGGATCTGTCATTGGAGTTATTCCTACTACCTCAAAAACCGTAGGGGTGTTAGTTGGAAAATTTAATTCTTCCCATATAACATTATTCTCATAGTCTCTAATGTTTGTAATCTTTTCTCTTAATGTTACTTGTTCTGATGTTCTAATTTGCAGCATCTCTTCATTTCTATATTTATTAGAAAATACTTGTCCGTCTTTAGTAATAGTTGAAGCGGAATTGCTTATATTGCCTTTTGCGCTACACGATACGGTTCTGTCATACTGCCATTCTTTTTTTATTGAGCCTGTGTCTGGATCCTGCGAATCAACTGGCTTATAGACATCCATAAACATAGTAAGTATAGATTCAACAAGATCATACATTATATAACAACCATCTTATTTATAACATATGTCGATAGCAACTGATCTGCATATACATTACCTGTACCTGAATAGGTACCAGAATTGTACTCAAATTGCCAATCGAATGTCTTTATAGACTTCATGTATTTATTACGCCAGACCTTATCCTTTGAGAAATAGTCTCTCATCAATTCAATACATGCAAGATCAACTTCATCTGGAACTTCTTCCCATCCAAACCTACCTTGCACCCGATATGTAGACCCGCTTGAAAATGAGCCTCCCCAGGTATCATTAATAGTTGGAGGGACCATGCCGTTTGCTATGTACACAGTGTTGTCAAGCATATTTGCTCTGTTAACCCTGATTCCAAATCCGCTCTCTGAAATTATTGTGTCATAATTCCAATTGTTTATATTATTAAGTTTATCTACAAGAAGTACATCGTTTTGATATAGCTCGTGTATCTCAGCGATTTTATAAGGCAAAGGCAATACATCTGAGTCGGCACCGTATACTGTTTGAACATCGTCATACAAATAAAATTGCTGTCCCGTATATGCCTCAATTACTTTTCTTGCATATCTTTCAGCGTTGCATAGCTCAAAATAAGACTTAGTATTAGGATCTGAATAATCTGACCCTAATCCCAAAGCGTCAACTGCTTGACTTAAATCTGTGTATGGAGTTTGAACATAAACTTTATGCTCTATACTTGCTGCCTGCATATTTACTGCATAGATCCAAACAAATCTAAGCTGCCTCTGTCTTTTTGTAAATTCGTATGGAAGATAAACAGAATAAGTTCCTGCGTCTACCTCTGACTTTACTGCTGTCAGGGTTGTTTGAATTATCCCTGGATTAATTGCTGGAGTTACTGATGGGTCTTCTGTAATATCATATACCTTAACACCTACTGTGCCGTCTGCATCGGTTAACTGTCCCTGCCAAAATACTTTATGTGTTATTGGTGAATTTGAACCTACTAGAATTTCCATTTAATAAAGGTTAAGCGTAGTACTCCTGAACTTCCTTTGGAGTTGCTAAGCGGAAACCCTCCTCCTTGTCAAAAATTTCTTGAGCATCTTCTTCTGTCATTGCAACAAATGGGTGCTCTTTTGTGAATGTGAATCCTTGTATATCATACCTGAAATTTTCTCTAGTCATTCTAACTAGAACCGTATCTTCTGGCTGAGCATCTGGATTAAATCTAGGCAGAATCTCTTCTGCGTTTTCGCTGAATTCGTCTGTGGCGTCTTCAATATCTTTAATTGTTTTTTGATAAACAGACCATGTGACTCCCTCTTCTGCAAGGGCGGCAACAATATCTGCCTTACTCTTAATTCCATCAGTATCAACTGCAAAGTCCTCTGCAACTTTTCTGAGTTCTGCTACTTTCAATGTCTCAAATGACATATATTCTCCTTTGTTAGGTCCTTTAATTATAGCATTGATAAATTAAAATGAAAAGCCCCTAAAATTAATTAGGGGCCTTTCGGGGGTTTTATCTTAAATTAATTAAGAAGCAACCTTAACGTTCTTTACAACTACCCAAGCGTCTGCCTGCTCGATCTGAACGCCAACACGAGTATACATTGTGTACTCAATTGTGTCCTTACGTGGCTGGAAGAAGCGGTAGACAGTTACATCACGCTTGATACCAATAACTACGTTATTTGGGAATGTCAAGTGGATATCTCCGTGTGAGCCTGATGCTCCTGATTGTGTTCCAGTTTGTGTCTCTGAAAGAAGTGGAACTTCAACAATCGGAATACCGAATGCGAATGGTGCCACATATCCTGCAGGTCCACCTAGTGGTGCAACTCCACCACGGATAACGCTTGAAGCGATATCTTGTGGAATTGTTTGGTTTGTTCCAATGCTGTTAGCATATAGGAAATCTTGAATCAAGTTTGATCCAGCAAGGAAGCGAAGGTCTCCACGACGTTGCTTGTACTTACGTGGCATAGCCTTAAGTGCCTTGTTGAATACTTCACGAGATACGTTAGCACCAGCTGCGTCTACGACACGACCTGATGCCTTTGCCTTCTTCACAACGCCATCAAATGACTTGTAAAGAGCATCTCCTGTAAGAGCTGTATCACCGTTAAGAAGAACATCTTCGATGTCGTTTCCTGCTTGTGTTGCCATCAAACGTGCAATGTGATCTTCTAGATCTGCACCTTCGATGTTATCTTCTAGAGATTCTGTTGAAAGCTCCCAGTCCATGCGGAGTTTCTTTGTTGTTAAAGAGATTTTTGAGAAAGTTACACCACTGTTTGTTGCGGTGTTGTCTGCCTCGGTTGCAAGCTTCATAAGCTTCTCACCAACGGACATACGGTCAATCTCGGCTGTGTCTGACTTCATACGAACTGTACGTGCGACCTTACCGATAACGGTTGCGTCGAACATA